GGGGGGGGGGTCGTCTTCCTGGGCCCGCGCTGGTGGCCTGGGTGTGGCCTGACCTGACCGCTTGGTCGCGCCTGTGTGTGGCCAATAGGGGCCCACCTGAGCCCGCTTGCACCCCGTCCGCGCCAATTTCTTGACCCCTTGTACACCCATCGTTGCCAGCGTGTCAACAACTATTGTGCTTTTATTCCCCCTGGGCCAGTCCCCCCACACAACTAAGGGGACCAGCCAGGGACGACCTACCGCAGCTGCGGAACAGGCGCTTCGACGTACAAGTCGGTCAATCGGTCGTAGTGCTTCCCCTCCCTGCTGTCGTAGTACAGGACCTTACCGCACTTGTATTGAAATGGTCCTTCCATCCCCGGAATAGGTGGGAACTCCGCAGGGTCGAACCTTGCGACAGGTAGCGCCCCTAAACGCTCCATGGTCAATTCATTCCATTCACTTAAACTAGACATGCTCTCTCTCCCTTGTGTAGGTTTCACCACAAATGCCCGGGGATTACCCGGGCGAGTGGTGGCCAATAGGGGCCCGCGTATGTCTCTGGCTGGCTAGCTCTGGTTTGGGTCGACTCCCATGGGATACCACGCCCACTCCCGGCCTAGTGCCTTCTTTGGCTTGCCTTCTTTGGCCGACAATGCCCAACCATGGGGGTTAACAGCATACCGCAGGGGACAGCCCCGCTCTACCAACCACATACCGGGCTCGGTACGATAGGGACCAGCGGGAAAGCGACTCCAGACCATAATGTACTCGTCCCCACGGTCGGGGGCTGTTAGGTCTGTGTGCTCTCTGGGGCTCATGTTCTGACTAGGCATCTCTAATCCTTGTGTGTGTGGGCCACTTTTGGCCGATAGGGACACCTTATGTCCTTGTTTCCGACGTGTCAACAAATGAATGATATTAATCGCAACTAATAGAGCCACACACAAGCCACACAAGGGCCAACACGAGCCAGAGGGGGAGCGGATAGCAGTGGCAAGGGGGATTCGGGGGGAGTGAAGGGGGGATGGGCCAGCGGCTTAAGATGGGTGTCTTTTGGTAGCCGCCGACCCATCCCCGAAACGTTGCCCCCATTATACTCCCCAACCCCCAAAACAAGCAATCCCCCAGGCCTTCCCGCAGCTCCCGGACAAAAGTGAGCCTTTTCCCCAAATAGTGATCCTTTTCAAATCCCCCAACCCCACGGAATCATTCAGCAAGTGATCCTTTTGATCCAAATGACCCTTTTTTGGACTAACTTATTTTGTAGCTCCCATTAGGTGTTTTTCTCAAAACTTTCAAAACAGCGTCATAATGATCATAAGGATCACTTCCCCTGTAATTACACGCACTTAGCTTTTTAAAAAGGATCATTTTCCCCGAAAAAGGACCACAAAAGGATCATTTTCCCCCCCACCCCCTGAGATACTTGTTGACGCGGGGGAAACAACTCTATAAGATGACTCCAACGCCAAAGGGCAGCACACACACACAAGGGATTGAACATGAACGACCAAACACAAGCCACTATCCAACTCCACTTACAACAAATCCTGGAAGGCTGGCTTACCAGCGAGCGCACATCCGGGGGATGGTATGAGGGTGCCGCTGGCCAATATCGCCTGATTGCAGTCAAGGCCGCTATTCAATCCCAAGGCTAATAGGACGGTTAACCGGTCCCCGTGGGCAACCACTCCCGGGGATTTATTAACTGGCCAATTGGTCACACACACAAGGGAACACACACAAATGAAAGTAAGAATCACCCGAACACAACACGAGATACTGGATCACCGGTTATCAATCCCCGACTGCATAGCAGAGGTTCTAAACGAAAATGCTCGGGTGGCGGGCACAGAGCTCGTCTCTGAGGATGACGTAGAGAGCTCCGCTTGTGACCTAACCAAAATGTCCGAGCGGGGTGTGATTGATTGGGGTGCGCTGAGCGACCTCGACAAGTTGGTTCTGTGGGACAGCATCGACGGCTCGACCTTCATGGGATGCGCGGACGGTGCTGTGGGTACTTACATAACCCCTCAAAAGTATCAGGGATACAGCCGATCATTCGAAAATCTCGTTGATAAGTTGGAAGCCGTGGGTATGCCAACGATCCACTGCGGATTCATCTAAGCCACACGATAGGACGGTTAAGCAGTTCCCGCGGGTTTCAGACTCCCGGGCGCTGATTAAACGGCCAATTGGCCAGATAGAGAGAGAAAAAAGTGTCTACCATAACTATAGATTTGCAAGAGTACCGCACGCTCCAGACAGACTTAGCAAAGTCCCAAACGAGCAATCAAAACACGATAAAAGAGATCGAAGCTTGCTGGGTCGAAGAGTCCCGGCTTCAAAAGGAAGCGCTTGAGCTTTCACGGGAGCTTGAAAAGTCCAAAACCCACGGGAGCGATATGGTCAAATTAGAGCAACTCCAGTACGCACGAGCCAGCAAGCTGGAACACGAGATAGAGGAAGTACAGGAAGAGCTGAGCGCCGCCAAACAATTGGTTTCCGAGTATCAGGACATGTACAGGGAAGCCCAAAAGCAGCGGGATGAATTGCGGCGAGTGCTCCCAACCCTGCGGCACCTATGCGACAAAATAGAAACCTCTACAATTGACAGGAATGAGCACCGATAAGCCGTTTAAGCAACGCCCGTGGGTTACCGCTCCCGGGGGTTGATTAACCGGCCAATTGGCCAAAGGAGAAAACAAATGCCGATAACAGTATCATTCACCTATTCAGAGACCACCCCTGAAAGCGCGGAACACGGCGACCACTCCGACACCGGCTTTTATATTCCCGGGATGGGTAAATTTTCGGACCGGGATCCCCATATTCTAGCCGATATTCAAGCCAACCCCGGCGATTATGAGATCACGGGCTCGCTGGAAGATATGATTTATGATGCCCGTAATTTGGGTATTTACGAGCCGTCCTGCTCTCCTGTGGGCCCGGGCAGCTGGTTTAGCTCCCACCCTGAAACCGAAGACTATTCAACCGGCGCTGATGTTTCTTACTCCCTTCACATTGAGGGAAAGCACCGGAACAACGCGGCCACGATTAAGCATATTCACAACCTATTACAGGGGTAAATGATGCAAACAATCAAGATCACAGAACGTCAAATCGACATACTAGAACACCGGCTGAGCCGTCCTAGCCAGATCGCGGCTGATATTGCTGCAATGCGGGAAAAGATGGGGGCGCGTTATCCTTATCCCCGCCCGGGGCAAATCTCCCCCGCCGCTGTAGAGATGAGCGCGGCTCGCCTGATGCGCGGGGCCCGTGGTCGAGGTATCAAGCTATTTTGCCGCCCGGGGAACCTCCCTTGTGAATGGTGCTTGGATGATATTTTGGTTTTATGGGACACCGTTGACGGATTTGAAGTTGGCCCCCGGGATGACTGGCCCGGGTTAAGTAACCAAGGCTACACCGGGATCAAGCGCGCCTATCGTAATTTGTGCAACAAACTGGAAGCGGCTGGAATCGCCAAAATTGAAAGGAATGAGCCATGATTAAAACCATGATCTGGATTGAACACCCGGGGGATTGGAACCCCCACTATGAGACAGAAAAGGGGCAATTTGTTTTTAGAATCACGGCGCGCTCGTATACCACGGGCCCGGTTCGCTTTGACTCTCCCAATTTTGGGCCGGAATCCATTTTTGAATGCTCGCCCTTGGGTGAAGCCGAGCGGGTAACTATTTTGGATACTTCCGGCGATTTGTCCGAAGTCCGGGCGGCGATTGCTGCTCTTGATCACTTAGCACGTTGACCGGCTTAACAAGTTCCCGGGCTTCCCCGGGCGCTGATTATTCCGGCCAGCTGGCCAAAACTTAACCGGGCCCGCGCCCACACACACAGGAAAAAAAATGCAAGACAAGAGTGTTTTAGTCGTCGCCTCGCCCATCGGCGCTTTCGAGTTAACTTACAGCCACACGACAGAAGAGCAGGGGTACACATCAGACGAGCGATGGGGGATTGATTGCAAGCGCACCACGGGCAAGGGGATCCCGGTGCTTTCCGTTGACATAAAAGAAACCGTGACAATCAACCGGGTTGATTATGACCAAATCACTTTCCATCTGGTGGCCGTGGGATCTCCCGGGAGTTATCGCTTAGTCATTCCCGATGCTTGTTTGTATCATTTGGAGCTTGAGAGCTACCCACGGATCAAGCGGAGCGATTCCAGCACTAGCTTTGATTCTAAGATCAGCGATTCAGCCAGGGAGAAGATAAGGTTGTCGATCGCCGCCATGCTTGAGGCTATCAACGTGGCATCGCCTGAATTTAAAGACGAATTTCTTGGCGGCTTAATCAGCGCCGGGCTGAAAAGGGAGTGCGACGAAATCAAGGAAAAGGCGGCGAAAGTAGAAGAGCTGTTTCTGGCCCTTGCCCAAGTTGCGGAGCAAGTTCCCCAGAACTACCGCGCCCCCGATGGCCCGAACGATTCCCGGGCTGATTACGTTGTAAATCACCGGCCCCTTTTGCGGGATATTTCAAGCCACGAAATCGTGTGGAAAGCGGTTAAGGCGGCGCGCAAGCTGCCCGATGCCCCCCCTGCATTATTGGCCACCTTAAAAGAGCTTGAGGGCCTGAACTAAGTAACCGGTTTAACAGGCTGCCCGGGGGTATTGCTCCCGGTTAGCCGATTAAACCGGGCACCTAGCCCAGAGGAGAGAGAAAATGAAAATACTTAAGGACACAAACCCAACGGCTCGATTTTGGGTCCATCACAAGGGTTCTTTTGTTAAGCTGAGCGTTGCGCCCGGTAAAAGGCTAACTCATGAGGAGGGGGGGCAAACAGATGAGGGTTGGTCATCATACGAGCAAATCTGGAGAAATTTAGGGGATGAAGTTACTTGGGGGCAGTACAGCGATGGGGCCGATTGTGATGGGCGGCATAGTAGCGATCGGGTGCAATTGTGCCCGCTTGATGCGCTCAAAGCCTTTCCCGCTGAAACCGAGGCGGCCACCGGGTTTCGCCCGGGGTTATTTCGTGGCCCAAAACATCGCGCCCAATATGAGCGGCTTGGCTATCCCGGTTTCCGGACTGATACCCGATGGACCTTCACCGATGGGCCGCTATATCAGCCCGTAACAATGGCTTTTACAAAGCCCGGGATCGTGCGCTTGATTACGAGCCCCCCGCTCCCGGCGTGGGAAGATGAGAGCGCCCGCCAGCGGGACTATTTTGCGGAGTCGATGGGATATTAACACGGGCCAGAGGAGAGAGACGATGAATAAAAGACGATCAACGTGCTACGGGCACGATCCAGAACACCACGAAAGCTGTGCGGTTCAAATAGACCCCGTTCTACGCTGTAACTGCGCCCGACAGGATTCCATCGATGCGTGGCAAGCTAAGCGATCGGCTGAAATGCTTGCAGATAGGGCCCGGCGATCGGCAACGGCAACGGCTCGATTCTGGGTCTATTACAGGGGCGCGCTTGTTAAAATTAGCGTCGCGCCCGGCGAAATATTGACCCATATAGATGAGGGACCAACTGAGGAGGGTTGGTGTTCTGATATTAGCATGTGGAGACACGAGGGGAAAAAAATTGTGTGGGTTCAGGGTCACAAGGCCCGGGACTGTGACGGGGAACACAATGATTACAGGGTTAGAAGCTGCCCGCTTGATTGGCTTGCTGCATCGCCGCCGCCTGTATTGGCGGGTAAGCCAGCGCTCCCGGCCTGGGTCGATTTGTTTTAACCACGGGCCCGCGCCCACACATGAAAAAAAGGGGAGTGACCATGATTTCAGGGGTTCAAGTGATTAGAGACGGGGATTTCGGTGTGGTTTTCAGGAAAGACCACAGGAAGGGCGAGCCCTGCGCCCTGCCCCCGGGTTGGGTTGAAGAGCGCGGTACAGATAACAGGCGTTCCAGGCGTCACTATGTCCACGCGGACGGCAGGCGCGCCGTTCATTATTTGGAGGGTGTTTCATCGGTAATAAGGATGCCCGGTAAAACATCGGGGCCGCGTAAAACATTTTGTTGTATTTGTGTTCTTCCGGAATAGTTAACGGGGCCCGCGCCCACACACACACAGGAGAGAGAGATGACCGATAAAAGAGAAATCAAGATGGCGTTTGATTACACGCGCGTAAGACTTAAGGCCGGTGAGGTGGCTGAATTTGCCGAGTCCTTAGATACGGGCGCGTGGACACCATCCGCTCGTGATTTGGCCCCGGGGGGGGGTTGTGAGTCTTCAATCAACGATCCCAAAATTGCTGATGACATACGAGAGAACCCCAATGATTACCTCGTAACCGGGACAGTTGAGGACCATATCAAGACGGGCCGTTATTTGGGCATTGTGCCGGTTCCAGGCCCCATTAAACAGGTATGGTGGGTAGACTGGACAAGTGAAGGGCACGATGTAAAAAACCCCCACGAATCAGGGGAGCGGACCTATTACGGGATGAGCCCGGGGGGTTCCCCGGGTGAAGGTGAAACGCCAACCACTGCAGAACTTAACGCGATTAATGAGGGTTTGAGGTAGCCGGTTTAACAGGTGCCCCATCTACTGGACCAAAGTTTTTGACCATGCCACGGCAACCCCGCTAGACCTTAGGCTGACAAGGTTGGGGGGGCCGCAATTCAACGAAACTTAACGGCGCTTAGATGGGGCACTGATTAACCCGGGCACTAGCCCACACACACAGGAGAGATAAGATGACAAATGAACCCCGCACTGGTGATTATTTTTTCCCGCGCAGCCATTCCGCGCCCTTTGAATTTTTGGTTTGTGTTCACGGAATAGACAAAAATGGGCCTGATGTTAGCCAAACACGATGGGCCGCGCCCGCCCAACTCGATGATCAAATTGAGGCTTGGATGGTGCGTGGGAGCGGTTGGCTATTCAAGTCGGTTGATCACATCTGGTTTGGCAATCCGGGCGGCGATGGTAAGCACAAGATCTTAGACATTGAGGGAAAAGAGATTGAGGGGGTTATCCTGCCGGACGGTTACACCCCTATGTTGACGGAACACGTTCTACAGACTGTTATGCTGTTGGAATCCCTCCCCGCTTCCAAGCGTTGGAACCCCCTTCACCACTTTTTAGGAAAAGACCGCGCCGCCTGGGATCCAAGCCTTTACGAGTGGCACCAGTAACCCACACACACACAAGGGAGGGGTAAAATGCAGGATTCAGACAATAACGAACCGCGCTTTGATGTTGCCGGGCGGGTTGTTGGGATAATCATGCTTGCGCTCTCATGCGCTTGCAGTCTGCTTTTCCTAAGATTTATTTACAGATTATTGTGTCGATAAAGTTGACTCCGTGTCAACTACGCAATAGAAATGATTAAGCGCTCATAACGAGACAAACACAGGAGAGAAAAATGGCAGGTGAAATGATGGAAGAGTCGGTTGAAGATTACATGGCTTCCGAGGTTAAGCAGGATATTTATCAGCCGGGCGATGGCACACGCTATCGTTTCATTGTGACAAAGGTTCCCCACGAGTACCCGGGGCAGCAAGGGAGCCCGCACCAGAGCCTCGTGACCATTAGCACCGGGGCCGGGGGGCGCTCAGTATTCTTGGGGCTAGATGGGACGTATCTGGACCCATCCTACCCCCGGGAAAAAATGGGGGAGGGGAGTGATTACCTGTCTCTCGTATTCGCGCATTGGGTCAACATGAACTACTGCAACCGGTACGGGGAAATCCTTACAAACGCCATGAGCGGCAAATCTGACCACGTAGTCAAATTCTCTCCATTTCTCCTTACGCTCCCACACTGGCTGCGCTCTGATGATGCGATTGAAAAGGAGCTTGGGAAGTTGTCTTTTTGGAGCGCCCAGATGGAGAATTTGGATGCTCGTTTCAGTGCTGCCCTTATGGCCTCCCCTTCCGTCGCTGAAGCAAAAGAGAATGGCGGTGAGTCATGACTGAGGAAATGGTCAAACTAATTGCCGTTCTGGAGTCTATCGCTGCATCTCTCGGCAAGATTGATGCATCGCTCGACCAGCTCGCGGGCCTCAAGCAGCAGGAGCATGATGACTCTGCTGATTACGAAAACGAATGGCTGGAAGGAGGCGCTCAATGACTAGTAGAGAAGGTGAGCTGTGGGCAACCGCCACTGCAGAACTGCGCTCCGCCCTCGAAACACTGGAGGAGTACCATCTAGAGGAGCTTCAACCCGCTTATCTTCGTGGCGGCAAGGAAGGAGATGTAGTGGCTAAGGAGAACATCAAGACCCTAGATGTGGTCATCCCCGAGGTGGAGGAGGCAATCAAACAGCTTCTTAAACTCCGTGAATGGGTAGAGCGCAGACAACTAGACCACCCTTTTTGGCACCCTCAAGGGGCTAAAACGAATAAAGGAGTTGAGTCATGAACCCGACACAAATTGCAGCGTTGATTAAGACGCTACAGAGAATCGCGGTGGCCCTGGAGACTATCGCAGCGGCGGGTGGAGGTACGCAAACAGTCACGATGCGCAACAACGGTGAGACAACCACACACACGATGCACGCCAACGGTAAGACCATGACCGTGAAGCATGGAGGCCAATGATGTGGAGCATAGACTGCATGGATAACACCTGCTTTGTGATGGTCCCCCAATTAGTTGGGACCGTGGTGTACGGGGTCGGCATAGGGGCTCTCCTGGGTCTTGTTTTCATTCTCGTTTTCCGCCCGGTTCGCAGGTGGTGGAAGGGGGAACGGTGATGGCTTGGAAAACAACAAGCGAGCAGTGCGTTAAGCAGGTTTGGGATCCATCATGGCCCCCGGCTATAGATGACTGGCCAGTGTATTTTGCTTTATGTGCCCTGGCTGCCTTGGCTTTTACGCCGGTTCGCAGGTGGTGGAAGGACTTTAGGGATTTGTCATGACTAATGAAACGAACAAACAAATAGATGCGCTGGTCGCCAAAGCTAATGAGGCGGAGTCTACAATCACAAAACTATTGGAAGCGATTAAGGAGTTAAGGAAGGACAAGGAAAAACTGGAGGAACGTTTGTCACGCACTGACCGCTGGCCCCCTTACATGAGCAGAAGAAAGGGAGGCCAATGATGACTAAACGACTAAAGCAATGGGGAAGAGCCGCTATAGGAGGGAGGGCTGGTTTGCGCCGCTACCGGGCAATAGAGAAACACGCCCGGGAGCTGCGGGAGTTGATCGGCGAGGTAGAGAAAAACTATTGCGTGGGCCTAGCCCGCGACCTTCTTTTAAAATTAGACGCTCTTGAGGCTGCATATGAGAGCGACGGAGAGAACAATGTTGAACAATAACGAAAGCGCGATGCACACCGGATGGGCCAACAACTTGGAAGCAGAACACAACAGCGGAATTGAACCGCGCCAGGGGAGATACTGCGACCATTGCGACTGTGCGACAGAGCCCACCGATGGGCTTGATACCGAATGTGGAACATGTGGCGGCGATTACGGCGGAAACGCTTATGACCTGATTCAGAAGCTGGAGAAGAAGGTGGCGAGTTTGGAGGGCGAAATCCACTCTTTGGCTATGGCCCTGGGTTCAGAGATAACCCGTTCTGACAGTACACGCGAAGCCTTGGGCTGGCCAAAAGAGATAAAATACCCCCGGAATATTTATCACGAGGATTTCTCCAAGAAAACGAGGGAAACGCTCAAGCCTTTTATTGATTTAGATGCACTCCAGAATGCGGCACTTCACCGACTTCGCGCGTATCAATCAAAACTTAGTAGGGAAAGCGAGGCATTGCGTGAGAATCCCCCCAAAGAAAAGGAGACTCCCGCTGAAATGATTCGGGGGTTGTCCAAAGCGGTTGGTCTAACGGAATGAGAAAGGGGGGAGGGAACATGCGGAGAGGTAGGAACAAACTAAGGAGTCCAGACGGCGGCGGTATGCGCCGGTTTTTTACAACAATTTGGTATGCGCTCACCGATGGGGGCATTTAACCGGGAGGGTAGTATGAGTATTTTTAGTAATGAGGGAATAATTATTTTGATGGTGATCGCGGGGTGCTGGATGTTCGTACTCGGCCCCGCGATTGACCGGCTGGTCGCAAGTACACGCGCAGCGAAAGCTGGGAAAATTCTTAACTCTTATACCAGCCTGAGCATAACCACTTGGGGGAATCTGTTTTTTATTCCCCTGCTTTTGGGTGTGTTTGTTGGCCGGATGTTTTCTATTTTGGGGATGTAGGGTTTGGGGGGCGTGGCCCCCCGCACCTTTCTTATCTTAGTTTGCGCGACAGGAGAGGGCGAGCCTGGCTTTTATTTGCTCAGCGATTCTGTACGCCTCCCTTGTCCCTAACCCCTCGGTTGACCAATAATCTTGAATTGTTGGCGACCAATAGATTACCATAGCCTTTCCTTTAAAATCCTCGTGAACCTCAACCGTCTGGATGGCTAAATGAAACATGTTCAACATGAAAACTCCCTTGTGTTATGCCTGATAAGTTGCCACAGTGGAAAGAACAAGTCAACGTTGGTGTTGACGCAAACTCACAAACTGCTTTACAGTGGCTCCTATGCCTTTAAACACACATTTCGGGAGTAGTTATGAAAATTGTTCAACACCCGCGCTTTATTGCCGCTATGAGAACAAGTATTCTAAACGAGCGTGTTGACTTCGATTCAGAAACGGCGATTGCTCGCCACATCACTCGCCATGCGGGGCAGGTTGCCGCGCAGCTAGGTTTATCTGACACGGACATAATTTCAACTGACGGCTGCCTCTGGCAATACTCTCTCATGACAGGAACGTGGTCGCAGATAGAGATAGACGACATAATAACGCTCGCTCAGCTATTTGACGGATTGCTCCCGGAAACTGGCGGGGGCGGGGATAGTAAGCCGAGACGGATTAGGACAGGCCATCAGCGCAGCGTGAACATAGCGAAATCGGCGCTCCGCTTATACGAGATTCAAGCGCACGAATTCTTTGCGAGCCCCCGGCGCGGGATTGCTTGCACATCGGGGTTTGTAGAAGTGACCAGCGAGGGGGTTGAGCAGTATGAGCATGATTCGGGCAATCGGGCCACGGTTGCATATGATTTCGACCTGGACACCGAATCTGCCCCCCCCGAAAAATGGATCGGTTTTCTCGATACACTGTGGGCCGGGGATGCAGACCGGGACGCTAAAATCGCGGTTCTCCAGGAGTTTGTGGGTGCGAGCATTGCGAATCTGGCGACACAATATCAGAAGTGTTTGCTGCTCCTGGGGGCGGGCAGTAACGGGAAATCGGTGTTGTGCGAGTTAATCGCTGAGTTGCTATTCCCGGAGGGCACGGCAACGTTCATCTCCCCCCGGCGCTGGGACAGGGACTATTCAGTGGCCGGGCTCGGTGGGGCGAGTATCAACATAGTTAGCGAGTTACCCGAAACGTCGGCACTCGAAAGTGCTGATGTGTTCAAGGCGATTATCTCTGGTGACAAACTGGAGGCCCGCCTCCCGTACCAGCCGCCCCATTTCATCAGGCCATCTGCCGGACACATATTCAGCGCAAACGAGATCCCCCGCACATCGGACACAAGCCATGGTTTTTTCCGGCGATTCATCACGATGCAATTCAATCATAATTTTGATGAATCCCCGACACGCCGGACAAAAGCCGAAATCCTGGCAGACATAGAAGAAGAACGCGCTGCAATCATTGTGTGGGCCCTACGGGGGGCGTCACGGCTAATTGAGCGCGGCGGCTATACCGAGATCGCATCTCACAAAGAAACGATGACAAGCTGGCAGAACGAGTCTGATGTGGTGTGTGATTTTGCCCACACCTGTTTAGAAATCGGCAATGGTGGGGAGACTACATTTTCAGACCTGTTCAAAGAGCATGAAGAGTTTGCGCTGCAATCGAGGCGGGTTCCCGTGTCGAAAATCACAATGGGTAAGCGGCTTAAAAACATAAAGGGGCTCACGTGGAAAAAAACAGCGGCAGGAAAAACCTACAATTGCAACATCAGGTTAATCTCTGAGCGTGACCAGTACGCGAACTAACTAAGAGTCTTTCCAATTCCAATGTCGGTCAATCCACCGAGCCCTTCTCCCGGGCCTGCTATCGATATGTATGCGGCGCGGGTAGAGCCCCAAGCCCTTGAAATACATCTGCTCGGCCATCGTTGAGAGATAGAGCATACGTTGATTGCTTCGGGAGCCGGTGGCAAATGTAATATCAGATGCGAAACACATTCCATTGCGGGGTATGTGCCATGAGCGACTTGCGGCCCCGATAGATGCGAGAGAATCGTTATGCTCCTGGCACCTGATTCCTGATGTGATTTTCAACGGCTCGCCCACCGAATCCCTCAACCGTTGCAAATTGTCCATATGAAAGGGGGACATAGCACCGTAGCCACAGCCACACGGGCACTCAAATTCAAAAGTCGCAAAGTTTTTCGTTAGCTGCTTAGCCATAATACACACGGAGGGGACGATGGCGTAAGTGGTATGCCGGTCGGAAGGGCCGCCACCGCCCCCGTGTACATTCTATCATTCGCTGAAATAAACTCAAGTTCTCCTAAACATTCGCGTCATAAACGGTAGTTTATTAGCCTCCAGGAATGAACCGATTTCGTCTTCTAACGCCGATAATTCCGTCAATCCCTTTTGCAGACAAACAAGCGCGGCGGCTGTTTTCTCCCTCCCGGTTTTATCCAGCGGGCTGGAACCATCGGGGCCGCTAACAAGCTCCCTCCCGGAGTACTTGCTTGAGGCATCGGCAAGATGTTTAACGAGTGACTCAAACGCTAAGATGACACTGTTTGTTTCCCGAAGGTCTTGTCCCCGCTCCAGGATTTCTTCTTTTGTAACCCGGGGCTGCTCAACCGGGGCAATCCCCATATTTACAACATTGTTTTGTGCGTTACTGTTCATCTGCTCTCTCCAGTGCTTTCTCGATAATTGACTTCAGAACCTCTCGGTCAACATCTGTTATCCTGTTCTGCCGGTGGTACGGCTCAACAGGCCCTTGCTTTATGCTCGGTTGATTTGCTATGGGCGGGCGTATCGCCCGGGCTCTATTCGCTGAATACCAGATCCCGAATCCAAAAATCAGAATCGCGGCAAATGCAAAAAATGCAGCAAAAGGGAATCTAGGTTCTTTCTCTCTAAACCTGTTCATTATTTCCGCTCCTATCTCTAACCTGATCAAATAACCTATTGACGGGTGTTTCAAACGTCTGTATAATTTCCGCAACGGTAACATCCACCCTAATGGAGTGCAAGGATTATGGACGAGATAAAAGACAGAAATGAGCGGCTAGGCTCTTCAATGATTCACAACATATGTTTTGAAGGCGGGAGACGCTCTTATGAGCAGCTTGTTGAGAAGCTAGAAACCCCGCTGAACCCTGCGATGAAGAGGGGGAATTGGCTTGAGGAGCCTATTATGTACCGGGGGGCAGAAGACCACGGTTGGACATACCGCAAGGCTCCAACGATCCGAAAAGAAATCGAGGGGGTGCCCTTTAGGAACACCTGCGACTTTTGGGCCACAGGCAAGGATGGGGTGGAATTCCTGTGTGAAGTCAAATCACACTCCAGTTTTATCGAATCTCAGTACGGGGTGGATTACGGCGGGCAAGTGCCTGATAGGGTACACGTCCAATGCCAGATGCACTGTGAATTCAACAACACCCCATTCTGCCGGGTGATTGCATACTTTGGCGGGGACGCTCCCCGGGTGTTTGTCGTTAAGCGTGACCGGGAATTCTGGAAGCGGCTTGAGGCCAAGTGCATTAAGTTCTGGAACACATACATTGTAACAAAGACGCCGCCGCCGATTACCGATGCAGAAGCCTGTGTCGACGCACTTAAACGGGTGCCCATTGAGAGCGATGTTTTTGTTGGGGCAACGCCGGAAGACATAGAACGAGACAACCGGTTGCAGATTGTTAATGGCCAATTGAAGGTATTGAAGGTTGAGAAAGAGCAGTTACAGAACGAATTCCGGGAGGCCATCGGGGAGAACGTGGGGATGGAATCCAGCGATTGGAAGATTACGCTGCGAATGAGCAAGCCCAAGCCGAAGACAAATTATGAGGCACTCGTTCATTCTATCGGGGATAAAATCTCGCCCGATTGCATTGAGAAGTACACCACCACCAAAGAAGGCACACGCACTTTTTCTAGAAGGGAAGTCAACAATGGCTAATTCAAACGCAGGTCAAATGGTCGCTTACTTAGACAGTAAGTCTCAGGACATTCAACAGGTACTCCCCGCCGGGGTGGACATTAACCAGTTCATGAAGATGTGTTTCGTCGCATGTAATGAGAACCGGAAGCTCCTGGAGTGTGACCGGGCCTCTGTTTACACCTGTGTTATGCAGGTCTGCCAGCAAGGGCTGAGTTTGAACCCAGCAGCCGGGGAGGCTCACCTAATCCCATATGGCAAAATGTGTACCCTTCAGTTCGGGTATCGAGGATGGATAAAGAAGGCCAAAATGTCTGGAGAGATTCAGGACATTTACGCTGACGTGGTGCATGAGTACGACACGTTTGAAGTTACGAAGGGAATTAGCCCTGATTTGGTTCACAAGTATGCCTCTGGGGACAGGGGTTCCCCAACGCACGTTTACGCCGTGGCCCGCTTCAAGAATGGCTATGCCCGCTTTGAGGTTCTGGATTGGGAGGACGTGGACAAGGCCCGGGACGCATCTTCGCGTGGGGGCAAAATTAACCCCGCATGGAAGACATGGCCAAAGGAAATGGCAAAGAAGGTTGCAATCAAGCGCCTCTGTAAAACGCAGTCCATGAATGGCGTGACTCAGATGGCGCAGTTTGAGGACAACCGAGGGGTTATCGACATGGAAGTTGAAAGCCTTGATTCGATAAAGGAGAAGTTGATTGAGCAGCCAGATGCAGCCCCCACCGTAGTTGATTTCGAGGATGTGCCCTCGCCGCCCCAGAGCTTACAGGAAAGGCTGAACGATGACTTCGGGGATGCTTAATTGGGCATTGCTATACGGGACCGAAGGGTTTGCAGTTTTCCCGCTTCATACAATAAATGAGGCGGGATTCTGCACCTGTAGCGCGGCTAAGGAGTGCCAGAGCCCGGGTAAGCACCCCCAATGGGACGTAAAACTTCTTCATGATGGGCTGTGGGGCGCATCCACAGATGAGAGCAAGATTCGGGCGTGGTGGGCCAAGTGGCCTAATGCCAACATCGGCATCGCTACCGGCCAAGCCTCCGGGATTATGGTTCTGGATGTAGACGGGCCCCTTGGGAAAGCAAGCCTGAAGGATTTGCAACTTAAATGCGGAAAGCTCCCCCGAACGCTGGTGGCCAAGACAGGGAAGGGGGGGCACCTGTTTTTCAAGGTTGGAACCTCGAAATATAAGAACAAGACCGGGGTGATGCCGGGGCTGGATATTCGGGGAGATGGCGGCTACATCGTGGCAGCCCCTTCTAGGCACATTAACGGAAAGCTCTACAGTTGGTGGAACAATGCAAAGATTGTAACCCCGCCGATGTGGCTTCGTCAGATGTTAACAGAGCGCCAGTACCCGGCTAAGCCAATATCCGGACCCCAGGCATTTGACCGGCCAGCGAGACACGTTCGGATTGAGGACATACCCGAAGAAGGGGAGGGGGGGCGTAACAACTTCCTAGCTAAATGGGGCGGGCGCTGGGTGTATGAGGATTTGCCACATGAGAAGGTGAACAATCTTCTGCATTGCTTGAATAAGGCAAGGTGTAAGCCGCCGCTGCGGGACAGAGAGGTTGAGGGTGTTTTTAGGTCGGTAACTAGGCCGAGCTACCAGCGAGTGGCAACGGCGGGAGGATAAGAACAAGCCCCATCCCCCCGCCCCTCCACACACAAGAGAGAAGGTAGGGAGGATAATTGCCGAAAATGGGGCATAAAGCAAGAATACTGCAAGCGATAGCGAGGTATGAGAATAAACGGGAGGCTGACAGGATTTCAGGAGAGGGGGACGAGGAAGCCGCCGCGGCCATGACGCCAAAAAAGCCAAGGCGGGCAAAATCCACTGACCCCGGCGAATGGACAGAATATCAGGCGCAATGCGCCATAGCCTCGTTATTGAACAGGCTTGGTCTGCTCTGGTGTCACGTCCCGAATGAGGGGAAGCGGAGCGCCGTTGCGGGGTCAAGGTTAAGGGCTGCCGGTCTAAAATCCGGGTGTCCCGATATACTCCTGTTTTCTCCTGCGCCCAATAAGCCAGAAGTTAGAGGGGTTGCCATCGAACTTAAACGGAAGAAGGGGGGCCGACTTAGTGAGATGCAGAAAGAGTGGATTTGGAGACTGAACGAAGCGGGATGGTATGCAACCGTGTGTCACGGATACGATGCCGCGATAAGCGAGTTGGAAGAACTAGGATATATTAAGAACAAAGGAGAAGGCGGTGGGAAACGTAGGAAGAAGACCAAACCATCCGGGGCCGAGTAGAGGCTGCCGGGCGCTTGTAATGTGGATTGAACAGATGGAGCTATCGAGATCTGAGGCATGTAAATTGCTCGATTGGTCTAAATCGCGATTATCGAGGTACACAACGGGGTCACGAACCCCTAAGAGTGAATCAATGTATAGGATAGAGAAGTTGTGCAAAATCCCTATGTCATGGTGGTATGAGAGCTAATCACCATGTCAGCTTGAGCCCGGCAACGGCGGCCATCGCTCTCGTTGTTGCCGAGGCTTCTGCGAACACATGGAGGTTATCCCTGATTTCTGCGTCGAACCGGACAAACCCTTCTGGCCGGAGATCCCCCCACGATTCCCCGCTCACCCGCACTCCAGCCAGGAGGGCATTTGTATCAGGGCCGTCTAGCCCTAGGAATTTTTTTTTAGCATAGCTTCGGCAATGGTACTCGCGCTCGCATGAGCTGCGTCAGTCTTCCCTTTGGCCCAGGAGCGCCCGGCACTGTAGCCCATCGCCCCAAGGGCCGTTCCCGCAAGCCCCAATCCCTGGAGGACAACGCTATTGGTCACTGCGCCAGATGCCGTGAGTGCGCCTATAAACATCGCCGCAAGGCTCATCCAAAATTCGGTAGTTCTCCACCCGGGTTTACTTGTCATCAGCATCTTCCTTCGCCCACCTGATACGCGCTTCTTCTCTGAATTCGTAAAAGGCAGTTTTGAGTGTGTCAGTGCTGTCTTGGAGTTGGTCTATCTTGCCTTCCAGCGTCTTCTGCCTGTAAGCCCCAACACCGCCGTTGGCCTTGCCTGTCAATTTTTTGACAAGCTCTATAAGGGCCAAAACGATCCCAACAAGGGCGGCGGTGGCGGCGCTATCCTCCATGCTTCTCAAACTGCTGGTCTTCCCAGAATTCTAGTTCACAGGGGTCTTTTGCCTGGTCCATCTGGGGGATACAGAAATCTGTACTCAGACTGAATTCAGGAGTCGCTTGCCTCGCTGCACATCCGCTGAACGACATGGCCCAAGCGATATTTAACACAAGCATTGCCGCGACAAACACAACAACAAATATGCTATATAGTGCATCTCTCATCAAGAACCTTTCTGTTAGGACGATGGCCCGATATAATGACCGCTAAACTCGTTCCACGTTGCGCCCGCGTAATAGTTTACGGTATTATATGCTTGCAAAAACACTAAGTCGTCAGCGCTCAAAACCAAGATCGTTGTGAAGCACTCCCCATTTCCCTCTTCGCCAGCACTAAACACAATTGACGTGTTCACCATAAGCGCCATCTTTTCACCGTTCGCGGGGTTGTCCGTACTCCACGAATTCCAGCTAAATTGATAAAGCCCATCCTGAGGAGCGGTGAACTTGTAGGTACTTGTGTTATAATGGGATCCGATATTGAACACCGCCACGTTACCCGGGAAGATCGCCGAACTCAACAGTTCCACGTCGCCCCCTTGGTCGTCATACGCCTTAAACGCACAGGGGGCGGGGGTTAAATCGCGTTCGTTGCCCCCGTCGTCCTTGAAAAACAGGTGCGATGTGGGGGAGACTGTTTTGACATACACAGCCGATGAGCCGGTCGGGGGTGTCCCAGGTGCCGAGATCTCTTGCAGGACGAGATTTCCCTGAAGCGTTGTTTCTTGTGCTGCGTCAACAGTTATCGCTACGGAACCCGCCGTGGCAATTTGAAAAGTCCCTCCAACTCCATGGACATAAGCGGCATCGCCGAGTGAACCAGTGAAGAAGCTCCCGGCAACCCCCGCCATGCCGATCGTGTACAGTTTTGTCCCACCGTCTTGTGACAATTTGATAAGGGGGTTATCGCCCTCCCCGCCGATGTTGTCATCATCGGCGATGATATGAAGCCCACAATCCCCATCTGTCTGAAGGACTAGCTTTGCGTCGGCTGTGAATGCACCCTCGTAGACGTCGCCGATAAGCAATGCCGCTTGCGTTCCTGCACCCTGTCTCGTTAGCCGCATCCGCTCGGCGCCTTCCAGTTCAAACTGGAGATTTGAGGTAGAGCCAGCGGCGTTTAGCACTAAATGATTCGTTGTCTCGATCTTGGCTTGAGCGGTATTATCTCCCATAAGGATGTCGAGATGGTTACCTGTCGCCGTAGTGACCCTCAAGGTCTTAGTGGATTTGTCGTGATATATGACGGGCATAATTTACCTCGTTGGCTTGGGGGTGATTCGCGAAGTCAAGACGCTGGAGGTTGTGCCCCCGGGTATCCATCGAAAGATTCCTTTTGAAATGGGGAAGTCATACATGACGACCGTGGGCGTATCTGCTGCCACGGTGTCAGTTTGAACCACCTTCTCGGTCCCATCGTCATGGATGATGCAAAGGTTCGCAGTCCCCGCCTGTGCAGATGCGTTGACGTACCAGGCGACCCCGGCGTTGTTGGTGTTGTCCCATGAATGGTCGATGGCCGTCGTTGCGGCCTGGGTGGTTTCTTTCTCAAAGGTTCTCATAATAATCCCTATCTTTAGACCGTTGCCCGTTTCCGGTGCCCGGCATCTGAATTACAAAAGTTAGCCCGTAGCTATTCGCTCCACCTCTGTTGGCCCCATTCCTGGGTGCTTAATTAGGGGTGACGACTTAATTTTATCACCTTTTGGGGCTTTCTCGCCATAACTGGCCTGAAGAATGTTGATATTCTCAGTTTTAAACGACGAATCAAATGGGCGTTTAAAGAGGATGCTGAGTTGAGCCTTGTAGCCATAGGGTACAGTCTTGCCCCCTTCCTCAGCAAATACTGACATTCTGTCCATAAGGCCAATTGAGATATTCTGATAAATGGTGGGATAGCACCGCTCAAGCATGTCAACGTGTGTCGCTGTAAGCGTCCCGGCCTGGAGGTTGCTAAGGGTTTCTCCTATTGGGTCTTCCAGAACAGCGCATCGAATCTCAGTCTGGGCCATCTCCCGGTCGGTGGGTTGCCGCTCAGGGACGCCCATTAGTTTGTCTTCAATCGTCCGGTTATCTTTATTGAACCCCTCTGTAGCGTTTCCCATACCAGAGGCAAGTTTGCCCTTGATGGCCGCAGACAGCATGGGCATATCGTGTTCAATTGGCTCGGTTATCTTGCCAATGGACGACATAAGCAGCTCCGGGTCTGTCATCTGCACAACCCGTTTCTTCGCCGTATTGTACTGATCGAGTTTGCTTGCCTTCCTCTTCTCCTTCGCCGTCGACTCCCCGAACTGGTCAGCCAATGGAGCGAGAAACAGCTTCGTTCTGTTTGGCCGAACCGGAATGCTGCCGCCCGGGCCACCTTTGGCCATGCGGTCAATCGTCTTGTCCAGAGAGTCATTTAGGGCCTTTCTGCCTCTCCCTATGGCTTGTTCCATCATGGCCAGTTTGCGGGCTGTGCTGGCTCCGTCTGCCAATCCGCCCATAATCAGGCCAGCCGCCGCCCCAGCGGGGCCCAGCGTTAGGCCGCCAAGCGCCGCACCTCCGAACCGCCGATATAGAGCCGCCGCATATCTTGGGTGAAATCCATTGCCTCCCGCCGCCTCGTTAATGAAGCGGGTTTCTCTCATGTCGGTAACTATCGATTTTACCCTCTCCCTGGTCTTCTTGGCGTTACTTACAGCCCTACTCGCTGAAGTGGCTGCGTCATCCGTGAAGCCGTAAAGATGGCTTGATGATGATGCGAAGTCCTCAGCAGCATTCAAGAAATCATCAAAAACCGCCTCCTTCTCAATCCCCCATGACGCTTCCATGGTGTCATCGCCACGGCCTTCAAGATTCTTGAGGTATTGACCTATCTTCTTTGTGTTCACCAACTCATTTGAAACCGGGTCACGAAAAGCCTTCCTAAATAGGGCCTCGGCCTTGATGAGCCTTGAGAATTTGGGGTTTACCGTCTTCTGAACCTCAGCGGCCTTCCCCCAAAGGCTCTTGTCCTCCAAAAGCTCATGCACTCGTGACCAGGTGTCTCTCAGGCGGCTCTGGGTGTTAAAGTCGAGTTGGCTTCTGGCCTTCTTGCCAAAGGCAAAATGGGCGAGAAACTTCTTATAATCATCAAGCAGAAGGAAGGTATCTTGCCCGGCCTTTATAAACTCCCCAACCATTGCCTCGTGCGTCTGCGGGCGCGGGCCCCCCTTTGGCGCATCCCATTTGCGAAGAATCGACTCCAGGGCAGACATGGCCTTGGTCCTATCTGTTCCGGGCCTCGACAATATATCGTGCAAAGCCTTCGCATGTTCTCCCAGGTTTTTTGATCCACCAATCCACGAGTACCCGCCGAGCTTCTCTGATGCGTCCACCAAGGACCGTAAGTCCTCATATATGTCGGCCACAACATCCCTTGATTTAGCAATGGCCCTGTGGGCCATGTGCGCCTGAGACTCAAGGCCCTCAACGAAATCTTCACCCCGCGCCAATGCTCCCTCGGCGGCCTCGTCTGTGGTCACAAAGAGGTGCTTTCGCATAGCCTCTTGTTTTTTGCTGCCCCGGGAGTTCATGGCCACAGCAGACAAATCATCTAAGGTATCATTTAGCCCCGTAACAATATCATTCTGTGACTGCTTAAACGTGCCTTCCTTTGCAAGCGCATCGGCCCTCCCCTTCTTCGGGTCAGCCCATAATCCAACCTGTTTCTGGATAGTCTTACTCTCGGCCCCCAGAAGGCCACCGGTCAAATCTGCCAGTTTCTTCTGACCAGCAATTGAGAGTTCGCTATTAGTCGCTTTCTCATAAATAGACGCAAACCCATCACTCATCTTGCGTGTGGCCCCGACACCACCCATCAGCGTGGCATGAATCCCCGCATTCGCTAAGCCACCAAAAAGGGCACTATAGCCAATATTCGCCAAGAGCATTTCACTGGACTCATCCGGGTCGCCAAGCACCGACTCAGTTAAGGATGTTCCCGCCCCAAAGGCTGCCCCCTCAATTGCCCCGCCAACCGCCTTTGGCAAAGACGAGCTAACCATCTTTAGGGCTAGGCCCTTGTCAGCCCCTCTTGAAAGCAGGGCGCTTCTAGCCAAGGCTTGCTCAGCACCCTGGCCCCACTTGAATGCCACGGATGAGGGCAAGAAGGCACTAGCCTTTGCTCCGCGAGCAGCCAAACGGGCCCCTGTCGCTGCGCCAGCGCCCCCCCCGGTGGCTATGGTGGGCAAGATGGCACCACCAATCTCTGCCGCAGTGCTTACGCCGCTTAATTCTTCCCGCCATGTGCGCATTCGTTCTTTGCCAAGAATCGCCCGCAAGGGGACGTCAGAAGCGCCAAGAGTGGCACCCCTAGCGCCGCCAGCAAGGGCAGCTCCTAAGTAGTTCTCCCAGCCATCGCCGTATTTATCAACACGCGACCGGCGGTCTAACTCTTTGCCGCTCAAAAACTCCCCACCATGACCAAACGCTTCAAGGACGTTTGCGCCTGGGACTAGATGCCTACTTCCATCAGGAGCGGCAACCCCCACCTTCTCCGTGTCGGGGAACGCATACCGGCGCGACAAGATCTTATCCCGAACATGTTCTTCTGGGATTTCCTCATAAGAGTTCGTGTCAAAGTTATAAAGCCGAGGCATGAATTATTCCTTTATCCGTGTCGCTTCCCCAAAGAAATCGCCGCCCGATTCGCTAACCGACTGCTGAGAGAGAATCGAAACAGCTATCGTTTTTCTCCTGTCTGGGTCTTTCTCTAAGTACAACTGAACCAACTCAGGGCTGGCTTGGTTCATTATGCCCTTCTGCTGTGGGGTCAATGTTTTGTAGAAGCCCGCACCCTTCTTCGCCGCCCAATCAACCAGCCCTATAAGGTCTGCCCTGTTGGTAGATTCCAACTTTTTGGAATTCGGGAAAAACTTGTTTATTCGGTCAAACTCGCCCGGGCTCAAGGCAACCCCGGAGATGGAATGGAGCATTTCCACCAAGGCTTGTTTTGATTCCCGGTTAAAGGTGTCCCCTAACTGCTCCCCAGGCCATATCGCGTGGCCCACTCCAGTCAGCGGGCCCAACGAGAACTTTCCTACATCCTCCCATAAGGACTTCGCTGTAGCTTGAATGGCCCCAAAAGAAGATGCTGCTTTCGCCATTTCTTTGGGGAGTTTACCCGCCCTTGCTGCCCCCTTCGCCGCTGTTCCAAATAAATTGGCACGATGATAGTTCTCTTGAGCCTCTAAGCCGAGGGCCTGAAGCATCCGAGCATTTTCCTGATTGCTCAAACCGAACTGCTTGCTCATCGAGGTAATGCCCGCATTAAAGGACCGATAAGCCGCTGTTCTGGCCATCTCATCAGCCTGACGTTCATCTCCCAGGAGCCGCATCGCCATCCCGTAGACATTTCTCTTTTCGTCCACCAAGCCCTTTAACTGCCGATACTCGGCTTTCTGTGCATCAATGTCCCGGTCAATTGCAGCGTCCACAATTTGCAGCGCAGTATTTGGAAGCTTCCCGCCAGAAAGACCCTGAGCATAGGCCCCCATGGAAACACCAATAACAGCCGCCATCTTAGAGAACGCCGTTGGGAATGCCCTCTGTGGATTAATATCCCAACTCTTTAATCTCTCAGTGGCGGTATTCAGGGCACCTTTGGCCTTATCCATATGCCAACGAGCTTCATCCTCTTGAGACTGCTCATCTACCTCATCAAGATGCGTCCTATAGTTCTCTTCGGCCTTCTTGTATCTTATATCCTGAGCTATCTTCTCGGCCTTGATTTCACCTTTAAGCGTCCCAAGTTGGCCCTTTATACTTGCCATCCCTGGAATCTGAGCGGGCAAAGGGCCCTGCTGAAACGAAACTTGTTCTGGTTCTGGTTTTGTCGGAACCCCCCCTGTGTCAATCTGCTTCCCGCCTGACGGGTCATCAGACATCGGGATGCGCAAGTCAGGAGAGGAGCCCAATGGATTGGTGCCCGCCCTAACCTCTGCCCTTGCCGCATTCAGGTTCTCCATCGTGAAGGGAAGATTTCGGCTCATTAAAAGTTCCTGAGCCCTCTGTCCCTCATCAAACTCTTCCGAGCCTTGCCCTATTCGCCCCCCCAGCGTAAGCACATCTCGTATTCGTCCGGGCATTTGCGGCATTTGCTCCTGCGCGGCAGGGAACCCTTGAGCCCCCCACGATCCGGGGGCATAAGTCGTCTGAGGAGGAGGAGCAACTGCGGGAGTTTGGATGCCCGCTGAAGCCGGGGGTGTTGCGCTACGAATAGTCTGAGTCCCTGTGTCGTAAATATGCTCACCCGTTTCTTTGTCTTTCCCTAGATACTCCATCACTTGCCTCCTGCTGAGAGCATTTTAAGGGCCTCTCCCCAATCCCTCGGTTTTTTCTTTCGCCCCTCATACCACTCGCTTAATTCAGTCATGTCACCGCCAAATTGGCCCATGACCTGCTGCCCCGGCGACACTTGAGCCATCCTTCGCATATAATCCCCCGCATCTGGCTCTTGCGTAAGATAGCCAGTAGAGGGGTCACGTCGCACGGTGCCCCCCGTATTGGCCTTAGCTGCACCCCGGTTCTCCCCGACGCTGCGGCTTATCACCTCCATAAGCTGCGCACTTAGTTCCTTCGGGATTACGATCTCACCGGGGGTCAATTTGGCTGAAACGGTGTCCTCATTCCCCTCGCCTGGGACCACACCGCCATCCTTTGCGCCGCCCATGGTTGATGCAGCAGTACTGACACCGGTTGATATAGTCTGCCCAGCCTGAGCAGCCTCTTGCTGCCGGGCCATTACCGTTCCCCGCTTTATGTCCCCGGCCAATTGATCAAGTCTTTGGGCAAACTCATTATCGTTCATTGCCAACATGCCAGCGGCAGCGGATTCTTGCCTCGTGTACCCCTGCTTTTCGGCCTCTATCGCTAACTCCGTTGCCGCAATGGACTGAACAAAGGACTCGCCAGCCGCCTCGGTTCCTCTTCTCATGGCAGCCCCGCCGCCACCGCCACGAGATAGGGCTATCTGGGCCGCTGCTTGGTCCCTTTGAAGATCTCTGACTCCCTGCGTAGCTGGGCCGCCCTGCTGAGCTAACCGGCCAAGTTCGCCTATGTCTGTTTGAATCTGTTTGCGATATGGATCTTGGGCTTGATACTCTGCCCTGCCACCTATTTTGGGCTCCGAGTCGCCACCTACGAGCCAATCGGAAGCCTTGCCCGCCACATCGGAACCCTTTTCAAACAGATCAACGAAAGGGGATGCTACGTCTTTTGCCATCTCCCAATTACTTTTGCCCATGGTTCAATCCTTAACCTACTGCCCAATTCTGGCCGGACGATGTTGTTGGGAAATCTCCCATACGACTATTCGGGTTATTCCTGTAGGACCCGGAATTATCGGGTTGCTGTCCCTTTTCGTCGAAAAGAGAGGCCCCATAAGCCAATGCCGTACTCCCCGCCATCGTAAGGGCCTGGCTTTGTGAGATGTTTATCCCCTCAGTAACAAGATAGTTCTTTATCCTCTCAGCCAGAGCATGAAGCACCTGCCCCTGAGACAATAACTGACCAGCTTGAGCCACCCTCAAACCTTCGGCGTACTTATCAACCGACTCTTGCGCCATTGGTTGCCCATACTTGCCGACAATCTGAGCCCCAAGGCCAGCCCCTTGCTGCATTACCGCATGGGTCTTCGCCGGGGAGGCTCCACCCATAGCCCGGGCCTGTTGCCTGATTCCCTCATCACTCGCCATGCCCGCATAGCCCTGAGAAATCAGAGGGGCGCGGCGAAGGCTTTGGGCTGATTCGATACTTCGATTTAAGTTGGCCTGAGTTTCCGGGTCAAGCTGCTCCCTGGGGGAAGCCTTGAGGCCGGAAGTATCAACCCCGGTTATTAGGTTTTTTGCACCGCGAACAAATCCCATCATATCCCTCTAAGTAATGTGGTCCGAAGTCGGAAATTTAAAACTCGTGCCGGGCTTTTTAAGACCAGCCAGAAGTGAAACACCCTGAACAGCCATATAAGCGCCAGCACTAGGTGTTGTTTCAGTCAGTCGAAACTTCAACGCCTTAATCTTTTGTTTAGGCAACTTAAAGATAAGCTGAAATTTTGAAGTCCCAGGCACCGCATCCATCTCCACCGTAGTTGCCGATTCATCATAGTCGGTATGGTATAACACCTTGGGCTTGGATGCTGCGTTATAGTCCCCCAGAAACAAGAGCCGATAAACCCGGCTTAGTTGCTGAAGTTGGCCAACGTTAATCCACCCGGTTGTAAATCCAAAGGCATAACTTGCATTCGCGCCGCCGTGTTGGTCGTTATAGTCAGCGCCAGTCTGCTGCTTATAGGTTATCCCATTGGTCCCTAGTCGATAATGAGCGCCCCCGACGACAACAGACCCCGCATTATTCCCCAACGAAGCGTTAAGCGTCCAAAGTGACCACAGGTCAAAGACATAGTTATAAACCAGTATCTTCCCCGAGCCGGAGGCCGTAAACCTAACCTCGTGAGAATCCTCAATAACATGCCCATCAATCAGGAAGTTGGTAACGTCAAACTCCCCCTCAGCATAGGCCCCTTTATAGCTAACCTGCATATTGCGGCCAACAAGCATTAGCCCCTGTCTGGCCTGAAAGAATACACCCGCAGGTGTTTCCACACGGCAACTCCCAGGAACCACACTCTGGCCCGGGGCAAAAACACGCATGGAGGAGAAATCGGGTCCGGCACCCGAATCACTTGGCCCTTCCCCGGAGATGTAATAACCGCTCTTAGAGCCGAAAACTAGAAGATGCTCAAGGTTTGGGCATATGGAATTAATCTTCTCAGACTGATTGTCCACGGAGCGAACAAATAAGTCATTGAATCCGGCTTCGCGATCCTGCTTAAACCTCTTAGAGTGCCAAATGGTGTTATCGGTTGTTGCGAGCCAAAGCCGGTCTTTCCACACAGCAATGTCATACTGGGATGGCGGGCAAATATGCCCTGCATTGCCGCCCGTGGTGTAGAGGGCCGGATTATCAACCAAATCAGCATCAGAAAGATTGTCGGTAATCTCCTGTATGCGATCAAGCCGATTCATTAAAACCTCGGCGCAGCGAAAGAAGATGCTCTGTGATGCCTGGGTCCGATACAGAACAACCTTAACCTCTGAACGGGCCCCCCAGACAACCGAAGCATTCCCGGATGGGTCTAATAGGCCGGTGGCGTCTTTCTTGTAGGTTAGATGGAGGCCATAGATACGAAGGAGAGGGGACTTTGAGGAAAGTGTGCCCGTGGTGAAAGACTGCGATGGATTCGATTGCTGAACCTTCCCGTTATGGTCCACCCACTCGTACACCGCCTTATAGCTAAACGCGCCACTCAGAACACCCGACCCCGTTACATCTGACGAGTGAATCTCAGGATACCAAAAGAAGTTTTCTTCCTTAAAGTAATCACCTGAGTAATCCCACAAGATGCCCCCGGCAACCTTCAGCGCCCCGTTGGCCTGAACACTCGGAAGATAACGGGCAGGGGCAAAATCAATGAAGCCAACAGCCGCATCCATCGCGGTAAGGTCTGTTCCGTCAGACTGCGTGTTAACCCCACTATAGCGAGATGAGCCAAAGCGAAATGCAGTGGCACTTTCCTCAATCACCCGGGGGACGCCATACATGAAGTGCAGCCGATTAGCTGTCGCGTACTGCAAGAAACGAAAGTCGATTTCCTGACACCAGGGCCCCGCACTTGTCGGCCCCTTGGCCATAACCTGCCCCTGATGGTCTATAATCAGCCCAACAGATGTGTTGAACGTTGAGAGAGCCATCATTCCGGCACCGGAAACATGATTAGGGCGGCTGGCGTATCCAACACCTAGATACAAATCGCCGTTATAGTCGAAGCAATCGGATGTAACAGTGCAGCCGTAAAGATTCAGCCCCTTGTCTGCGATGCCGCCGCCACCGGCAAGCGTATAGTCGTAGGAGTTGACCAAGAACTTTGGAGAGCGAGCATTGCAATTACTCGTGTTCTTAATCATGGTGAGAAAGAACCGAACAGCGCCAGACTCATTTTTCCCGGCAGTCCCGTTTATGAGGACATAGCCCGGGGACGTTGTTGAGCCGAACTGAGTATTTGCCGATAAAATTACCGCCTCTTGCTCCGCACCTTGTAGAGCGAGTTCTTTGTCATACACCCGCATTGCAACACCGCCCGGCTCGTCTGCTGAGCCACCAACGGAAGTCTTATCCTCTGAAATAGTGTAGGCAATGGCAATATAGTCCCCCGTAGAAGCGTCGCTAGGCTGCACCACCTTGAGCATTAGGCCAGCAACAAGTTCCATATTCCCCTTTGCACTTGCCCCTGGGTATGTTGCCGGATAGGTCGTAAAAGATGTTGCCGCAACGCCATTATTGGCAGGGGGGAAGTGTGGAGCCGTGTTTATCGACACGGGGGTTTCAGCAGAACTTTCAGCGAGAGTTCCGCTTGTTGTGGAATAGTAAGAGAGGCGAAGATACTGAGAGGACGCCGTAGTCCTCCTAAAGACGCAAAGGCCATTGGTGATGGATGTGTTGCTAACCGATTCAATGCACCAATCGGGGTTAGTCAAATCCACCGAAAACAGAACGTCTGATGTATTGCTCACCAAGACAGAAGGAGTCAGAGCAGAAGTAAGGGCACCACTCCCCCCGCCCGTGTCCACCTTCGTGTACTTAACCCGACCGCTACCGACATGAACAAGGATGAAGACGTATTGCCCGGCAGATGCGACCTGTGCCCGGGGGATGTTATACATCGAGTTCGCAGTGGTGAACGTGTTAATGAGCGTTCTGGCCACAATCTCAGAGCGCGTCACTTTGTCGATTACTTTAGCATAGGTTCGCCAAGTAACCCCGGAGCCCGTATAAGTGGCTGTATCAGTAGTGGGGGAACCTGGAACGGTAGTCGTGTAGTCAATCACGCAATGGTTTTCATCAACAATTTTAGTGACCACATAATCATCATCGGCCCATCCCGCAAAATTAACCGCGAGTTTTGCCCCAACAGATAAATTATGGTCCGTTGTAACCCTGAGTTGAATCAACCCATCGGCCTTAGTATAGCCCCCGGGAATATCGGCCAGGCTAACCGTTCCTGAAAAGCTCACAGCCTCGGTGGGGTCCATTTCAGACCAAACCTGAACCTCAAAGTTATTGGCTTGGCCAATCTGGGCAGATGTTTGAACCAAACTGGTTCCCGCCTCAACAAACTCATTCTCAAGGGTGCAGCCAACAACCCGGCCCTTATTTACCCAATTGTCGCCGGTAGAAGTCTTTGAATAGGCATATCGGCCATCAAACGAAACAATCTCATCCCCATAAGCCGCAATAGCCTTGCCCGTCGCTACGGTCCCGGCTGAACTGCCAGACACAATCGCCGGAACAGTATTGGAGAGGTTATGAAACCCCTTCCTCTTTCGCAGTTCGCCGCCCTCAACCACCTGAGCATTATCAACCTCTGTTAGTTCACCCGGGGGCAAGTTGCGGTCAACAATTTTCCGGTTTAACCCCTTGGAGAGTGGAAGGCCGACAATTTTCTTTTCAAGAGCCATTAAAACACCCAAATATCGGCAGTTGCCGCTTGAGAGAACTGAATCACCAGGGTTTTATCGTCGTGCGCGTTATCTTCCTGATGAACAGATGGAAGATGCAAACCCGCATTACAGCGGGTAATTATCCAGCCACGAATCGGCCTTCCTAGCTTATGTTCAATTGTATTTAGGCCCGTGGCAATGGTGAGCCCTTCAAGCAGGTGGCCATCTAGGAGAGGGCAGGACTCAATAGAGCGAAAGCTGTTCTCAAGGCTGTTCTGAAGGACATTAACGCTCTCGTTGTCCGTGCTGCCCCTGATAAAAGAACTTATGAACGAATCCTGAGCCATTAAAAACCATCACTAATTAAAAAGATTAATCCTCGAATCTCCATGGGTTCCAACATTCACATCAACAATCTTATGGGGGTGTCCGGCATCTTTTTTAGAAGCCGTACCCTCTATTCGGCGCTGAATATCCACCTTCTCAGCCAAGAGCATACGAACATCAGACTCTTCTTTCATCAGGCATTTGATGGCAGCAGCAACCACAAGATACTCCTGGTAGCCAGTGGCCACACTCTTATTCTTGCTGTTAACGGTCGCGCTATCATCACCGCCGCCAGTCGCAAACTGCTGACATTCGGGAATGTAATGAAGCGTCACCGTCCCAGCGGGAGGGTCCGATGGAATAAACTTAATTACGCTGTCTTGGATATGGTATCGAAGAGTAGCAATATTACCGGCAACAATTCCGGCATTGCTGTTATACATGTTCCGCTCTTGAAACGAGTACGGCCTAACCGTGTACGTTATCCCGCCAGACTCAAAATCCACCCCAAGCGACTTATAGAACGTAGCGGGCAGTGTTCCCTGGCCGCCAGCCAAAGGCAGGGTATAGGTCTGGTCAGAGTTAACGTAATGGTCCTCAAAAGCGAGAATCATTATGTCATGCAGCTCAGCAAGGGCGGAATTCAGCCATGTCCTAATTTCTTCGTTGGACACGAAGGTGGAGCCTTCCATGTCGGCCCGCTGCTTAACCTGAGTAATCAACGTCCCAAAAGTCGTCGCGTTAGTCGGCATTCCCCCTCCAAAGAGTGGCAGGGGGAGCAAAAGCCCCCCCCGACCCTATTTCACAGAGCTATTTTTCACGTCAAAGACCATCGTCAAGGTTGCCCCATTTGATGGATCTGCCGCCGAGCCACCGGTCAGTGTCAAAATCTTGACAAGGCCAGATGTCGACACACTGTCAGTGTCGATATTGACACGAACATCTTCGGCTACTGGGTCCAGCAGCTTTCCGTCTGCCCAGAGCAGCTTATTATAATGGTCAGTCAGCGCCGAAGGCGTACCAAGTGTGACCGTATAGTCACCGGTGGTATTCCGAGCGATTGACTTAATGCCAAGGCTATCATCTTCAACAAGCGTGGGTGCCCCCGTTGCTCCGATTGTAGCCTTCATGTAGAGCCGCTTAACTTGACGCTCAGCAGCCTGAAAATTCTTAAAGTCTCTATTAGCCATATCTAGGCTCCTTCCCTAATCTAAGGTTTAAGCCAATTTGATACGGCAGTTCCAACCCGGAGCGACACAGGCCACATTGCCGTAAAAGCCAACGCGCACCTCGTATGCGTCCGAAGTGGCTTCCCGCAACATGCTGTTCCCGTCAAGGTCAAGAATATGAGGGGCTTCGTCCAGGCTGTTCAGGGACCAAGTATCAAGCTGCAATGCCCAGGCAACATTAGGCTGACAGTTAATGTCAGGGATGACATCAACGGTGCCGGAAGGCCCATGCAACTTAATGGTCTGAAAACCAACCGAAGCATCAGCCGCCTCCGCCACGCTATAGATAACCTTTGAACCCAAAGCCTTCTCAAGATTCGCGTAAGACGCAAAATCCATGAACACATGGGTTGGGCCGCCGCCATTCCGAGCCGCAAGACTCAGCCCGTCAACAAGGGCCTCCTCAATTGGCTTGGCGCTTCCATCAGAGCGATTACCACCCAAACGGGAGGGGTCGCTGGTTCTAACGGCACCAAAAATAGTAGAGTTAGTTCCATCCAGAACGGCGGGACACCAAGCCTCAACACCATGAATCTTAGAGTTAAGGTCGCCCTTTTGAACAAGAACATCATTCGCAACAACCGCCGAAGATGTGCCGGTAACGGTCACAGTACCAGCAGAGCGGTCAACAGCGGTTACGGTCAAGTCAGCATTATGCTGAGTCCCAGAATCGGGCTTCAGGTAAGTGGATAAGGTAACAGTTGTCCCCACTGGGGCATAAGCCTCAATGACCATCCCAACCTCAAAGTTGGCGGCCTGTTCCGAAACTTTCCCTGAGCTTGAACCCAAGGTAAGCACCCCTCCTGAATTCCCTTGCACAGTCCCGACTGAACCCGTCTGGTCCCGATACATCGCAACCGCGATGGAACGCTTGAGGCTGTGAATAGCCCCGTCGATTTCCATGGTTGCATACCGAATAAAGGCATCAGCATCACTTAGACTCGCCTTGATTGCCTCATGCTCGATTGAAGCAAAAGAATAATCCTTTGCGCGAGTCAGGAGGAACTGCTTCACGGCAGAAGTAGAAGTGTTCGCCTTCGCGGTCGTGAAATTAACAGACCGGCGCTGTGGCCCTGCGGTGATGATTGGAATCGGCATGTTTTCACCGCCGAATTTCGTATACTTGGGCATCAAGGCGAGAAGTGGCTGTTGCTTATAAACCATCTCCTTGATTCGCTGGGGTTTGTAGTGTCTTTTGAGTCCTTCTGTTACCAAGGTACTAAGTGGAGATGCCATGATTTCCTCGCTATAGGGGCGAGGAAGTTACACCCCGCCATGCGTTCGTATGTAATCAGCAGCCGCCTGTAATGAGTCCTCTCTTGATAAGAGTTCACCACCACGCGACGGAACCTGCGACGTTAGTTCATTAGACAATGTATTCGGCCGTTGTTGAACTACCGCTTGCTGGCTAGGCTCTGCTGCTTGCGCTTTTTCTGACTCAGGTTGCCAGTGTCCCCTATAACGTTCTCTTAGCTTGCTACTCTTAAAATAGCGTTCGGCTTCATCCTCAAAATACTTTTCAACAAGGTCAGCGGCTTGATCAAAGTGCAGGATTTTACCATCCCGCTCAAATTGGTCTTGCATGACCTGATATACTGTATGATGAGCATTATTAGCCTTAATCATTTCGTATTTATCGTTATTTTCCACTAAATCCGTAATCTTGTCAATCATCTCACCATAAATGGCCTTTTTGTCCCGCTCAATTTGGCGATTTTCTCTTTCTTGGACATTATTTGAGTTTATTTGTTTTAATTCTTCAATTTCCCTGGCCTGTTGAGCGAATTTATCCTCAAGAGGCACCTTCCCGTCATTAATAACGCGGCGGGTGAGGCCATCATAGGAAAGACCGAGGGCTTCAAGGGCTTGCATCGGGTCTGTTCGCGCTATTTGCCGCAGGTTTTCAAGGTCAGGGGCCTTTTGCGTTACTTCTTGGGTATTATTTCTTCTTTGATTAAATTCGTCCCGCTCTCCTCGCAATCTTGCCTCTTGTCGGGCGAGATTTGCGAAGTTTCGGGCGAAATCATCTCTTTCGTTATCTGACGCAGCCT